CGTCGTCGACCGGTATACCTTCCTTTTTGACCTGCAGGGCCATGTCGAGTCGCTCCTTAGTGGTTATGCTTTCTCCCTGGTCCGGAAACGAAAAGAAACCTCCTGCAACCGGGTAGCCACGTTTGATGAGTAGCGGCAGGAGTTTTCGGTTAAGGATCCTTTGCACATACCTGCGGTCGGATTTGGCAATTTCCTGCTGTGTTTCCTGGTGAACTTCGCTTTGTGAGCGTGAGCTGCCATCGAGTGTGGTCATCAGGTTGCCAAGCACCGCTATGAGGATCTCCTGGTTGCAGGCGTCCTTAAAGTCCTTATACAGGGTATTGCTCCCGCTGCTGTTGTTGGGTATAACCTCAAGCTCCGACTCCTTGGGCATGGCGGCCCTGGGATTTGACCCAATTTGCCCGAGCGCCTCAAACAGCCGCTCCTTGGCCTGAGGATCGTGGCCGTTATACTTGCCCACCAGGAAGGGCATGCCGAAGATCTCGGCAAATTGTGCCCAATCGCCAAAGCCGCCTCGCTTATAAATGACGTACGGAGCGGCCCTGAAAATGAATCCTAAATCGTCATCCTTTCCGCATTCGATGATATAGGGATCCTTTTCGTAATCATACCCGGTAATGTCGTTTTCACGGGCAAGGATATAACGCTTGCGCTCCTTGAGCGGCCGGTCCATTTTGTCGATGCGGATATGCTTGCGGGGAACGCTGAATATATTAAACTCCGGATTGAACGATACGTCGATGACCGACCTGCCCCATGCCTTAGAAAGGACGATCTCGCGAATAAGCTCCTCGAATTCGGGAGTGTCAATGATGTCATCCATAGCCTCAACGCTCTTCCCGTCTTTGAGAAATGCGATTTCGGCATTGGTTATCGCATTCACCCGTTTGTCGATTGCATCGGCCAGGATGGTATCGGACATGACGTTTTCGTATAGGTTATACAGCGTGGTACGGCGCCCTGCCTTGGCATTGTTAACCGCATTCACCCACGACGATATGTCCTCACTCTGTATGCGTCCCGGCCGCAGCACCATCATCTCGATCGTTTGACGGGCAGGGTTGTTGGTTGTGGTTTCTTTCTTTGTTGCCATTTTGTTTGATTAAATGTGGTTGCCCCGCCTGGGGTTACTCCCTATCGAGATTTCGGAGGTATCGATAAGCTCTGGAACCGGAAAGCCCGGGGGTACGATGTCCCCCTTCTGAACTCCTTTTAACCAGCTCACTGCAGCAAGGTACCGGCGCTCACGCACGGCAAAGTCAACGCCCGGATTGGCAATGTTGATGTAGTGCCACACGGCGATGTCCTTGAGCCATATACAGAGGAGCGGGTCGCGTTGCTCACCCGTCTTGCCAAACAGGACGTCTAAGTCGAATTTGTGCAGATATCCTTTCGCTTCACTCTCGGCCCCGGTAACGGCCATGGTGAGCAGGGTTTCGTCCTCTCCGCTGATTGCCTGGATGGTCTCATCGCGAAGGTGGGTCTTCAGCTCTTCAAGTGTTATATACATAGCAATAAATTTTACATGCGTTTATTGTTTTTAGGGGCTTTCCAGGTCTTGTAAAAATCGGCAGGCAGCTGTGCTATCTTTTCATCAATGATCCACTTGCCGCCCTCGATGGCATCGGGTCCGTCAGCCGGAAATTTAAGCTGCATGGTAAAGAGCTTAAACTGTTCCTCGAGGCGCTTCATGTTTGGGTTGTCTTTCTCGTCAATGTTCAGGATCAACAGCCCTTCACGGTTTAAAGGCTCGAGGTTACCCTCAATCCTGATAGGCTTGTCGGGCTTATCCCTTGTGTCTGGAGTAATCGGGATATACCCGGCGGTGATTGAGCGGGCGTTGATGGCAGGTTTGAGAACCTGCTCGTAAAATGGGTTCTGCAGCGAGTTGTTCTCAATATAGTGATACACCTGCGTCCGGTTGTCAACCCACCTGTTCTGATCCCAAAACCATGATACAAAAGTATCCTGGACAACCTGGTCAAGATAACCATGGTAGATATAGTATCTGCCATCCTTGTAACCAATCAGGAATTGCGCCTTGAAGCTGACCCCGCTCTTTGGCTTGTCCTTGTTTGAGGTGGCCGGGTCAGCGTAGTTGACAACAAATGGCAAGCTTTTCAGCGGCGGGCATTTTCCCCAGACCATTTCCTTGAATATGTCGCCCTCGCTGAGCGGATTGTTCATGTATTCCCCCTGGTAAGCCTTTGTGCTAATCTTCGACTTGATGCGGGCAATGTGCTCGGCCGTGTTTTTTTCGGGCCACGTGCTGTTTCCCTCCTTGTCCTCCAGGTTAACCACGTCGACATAATCGGCCATTTCACGAGCCCTGGCTACACAACAGTCCTCGGCAATTAGGTTACCGAGCCAGATGACCTGGAAGGGTTCGCTAACCGATCGGGTTGGGAATACCGCCTTCTCAAACCAGTCCCAGCGCTTTTTGATAGTATCCGGATTGCGGACATCCTCGTCCGTGTCGATATCGGAGATGATCACCTTATCGGGCCTTACCTCCTCGTTGCGTGATCCGCGGGGCGACTGGTCAGCTCCTACGGCCAGCATGGAAAAGCCCTGTGTGGTAACAAAGTCGCCGTATGTCCAGCTGCCGGGATTCTGTTGAATGCCATAGTCGTTGATGATGCGCTCGTTTTTGGCCAGGTTGATCCGGTAAGGTTCAAGTAACTCTGCGGCTTTATCCCAGCTGTTGGAGATAAATAGTATGTTCCTTTTTTTGTCGGTAAGTCCCTGGAAGAGGGTAACCATCATTTCAGTCACGTCTTTGGCTAGCTCGCGGGCCCAGATCCGGCTTTCATACCACTCGGGGTTCTCAAGCTCTCTTTTGGCGGCGCGCTTGTGAAACCTGGCCGAAGGCTTTGAGCAGTACTTGGGAAAATAATATAGCTTCCATGCCTCGAAATCCTTCTCGAGCATGGCAATGCGTTTTTTCTTCTCCGTTTCGGTTTCGTTCATGTCAGCGGCCACGGCGGCCACAAAGCTCTCGAAATAGCCGTCCCAGTCCCTTGCGGCTTGCCTGTCTACCGGTTTTAAATTCGAGGCTGCCATGCTATGATTTTAAAGTGTGCTTGATGAAGTCGTTAAATACGGAAGCAATCTCGATTGCCCTGGTTGCATTGATAGGTCTGAGGTAGTTCAGCAGGCGCTTGGATACCTCAACGATATCGGCCACGCTGGCTTCAGTCTCGAGAGACCGGATTGCGGAAGTTAGCTTATTCAGGGTATCGGCCTCCTTGGAGTTCGCGTATCTCTCACCTTCCGGCTTTTGTTCTATTGCCCTGGTGAGTTCGTCAAATTGGGCGTATAGCCTGGATAGCTGCTTTTCGCGCGTTACCAGCATCTGCCGGCGCAGGTCGTCCCAGTTGCCTTCCTTCACCCACTTTGACATAGTGACCGCCGATACGCCTACCTTGGCGGCCGCCTCTTTTTGTGACAGGTTGGTTATAACGTACTCCGTATATGCCCACTCCTTTTTTTGCTTGTTAGTCAATCCGGCCATAATCCCCATTTTTTGCACGAAACTATGTCGGATAACCGATTTTTAACAAAATGTGTTTAATGATTAAACACATGTGTTTAATGACTACATAGAAATTTTGCGAATCGGTGCCGAGTGTTTTGATTTATGTCAAAAATCACCGATGGATAAGATACCCTTTCAGATAAAAGCATCCAAAAATGGCAAGATTGCAAAAATTGGCATTATTGGTGAAATTGGGTGGGATGTTGACTCAAAAGCATTTCGCAAGGACGTTGGAAAATTGGTGGAGGAGGGCTGTACGGAGGCCCAGTTATACATTAATTCCATCGGGGGGAGTGTATTCGACGCTAATGAGCTGGTCAACATATTGCGCGAAAATTTCACGGTTATCCGTGGCGACGGTGGGGCGATTGTGGCCAGCGCGGCTGCTTTTATTGCCGCTCATTGCGAAACATTTACCATGCCGTCAAACGGCCAGTTTATGATTCACCGCCCCAAGGGATCGGTTTATGGCTCCCAGAATTCAATTCAGTCTTATCTGAAAATGATAAGTGATATTGACGCCAACTACCTGGCCGTTTTCAAACAAAAGGCCACCGACCCCGAAGATCTTGAAAAGCGCTGGGAAAGCGGATCCGATTATTGGATGAATGCAAAGGAAGCTCAGGACGCAGGTTTTATTACATCCGTTCGAGACAAAGTGAATCCGGACCAGGAAACCACCTCAATGCTGCGCGCTTGCGCAAACGAAACCGCAAGGGATAGAATGTCTGAATTTCTAATCAATAACGATTTTAAGATGGAACAGTTAGCAAAATTATTGAACGTATCGGCCAAGGCTACCGAGCAGGATCTGGTTAACGCCGTCCAGCCAATCCTGGCTGAGAATGCAACCCTCAGGGCTGACCTGCAGGCCAGGGAGGATGAAAAGAAGGCTTTGCAGGATAAGCTCGACGCAATCGAGCTGGCGGAAAAGCAAGCTAAAACCAATCGGGCGAAGGCTCTGATTGCGGAGGCGATTAAGGATGGTCGGGTTGACGAGGATGAAAAGAAGACCACCGAAGCATTCTGGCTGCGGAACTTCGAGGCTGATTTTGACGGTACAAAGGCACAGCTGGAGAGGCTGCCAAAAAAGACCAACCTGAGCGATCGTGTCGACAGCGGCAACCAGGGCGGTGACGCATGGAAAAAGAGGCAACGCGAAATTGAGGAGAAGGCAAAGAAATAGTGCCGGATCCTTGACCGGAATTGCACAATAACTATTTGGGAATCAATTAAAGTTTTATACAATGAAATCGACTAAGGTAATTTTAAGCGTATTGTTTGTCCTGCTTGTCAACTTGTTTGGCGGTGGGCTGATCGCAACTGCAGCCGGCATTAATCCGTTGCTGTTTGTTGGAGGGGGTACCGTGCTGAGCTTTTTGGTAGTTGGCCCCATGAAGGGAGTATTGCCTATGGCAATTAACATTACCTCCGCATATGCCGGAGAGGTGCTCGAGCAGCTGCTGGTGAGGGCCACTACGGCTAACGAGTTGGTGGACGGTGGACACATTCACCTGGAGCCAAACATCCAGAAGAAATTTACCATACCAAGACTGAAGGTTGGCAGGATGCTGCAAAAGCGCAAGGAACAGCCTACGGAGGAAGATACCAAGGGTGACTTTGATGTAACCGAAAAGTACCTGGAGCCGCAGGACGTGATGGCGTTTACCACCTTTAACCCACGGGCGTTCGAAAAATTCTGGAGGCCTTTCCAGCCAACCGGTAACCTGGTATTCAGGGAGCTTCCGGCCGAGGCCCAGAACCAGCTGCTTGCCGAAATGGCCAAGGTGATCAATTGCGAGCTTGGGTATGAGTTTATCAATGGTGTTAAGGGTGATGCCGAAGGGCAGTATTTCGACGGAATTTTGACCAGGATTGCAGCTGATGCGGATGTTGTAAAGGTTGACGATCCGGATGCAATTACCGAAACCAACATCCTGAGTGTGCTTAAATCCGTTGTGGCCAAAATTCCTACGGCAATGAAGGCCGCAAACGTGAAGCCCAAGGTCAAGATCTTCATGAGTGTCACCAACTCGGAGATGTACGACTATGTACTGACCGAAAAGCCCTACAAGGGAATTGACTACACGGCGATGAGCCCCGAGAGGTTCAAGGGCTATAAGATAGTGCCGCTGGCAGATTGGCCAGACGATGTGGTTGTAGCCGCTATCGGTTCAGCCGATATGGACTCCAACTTCTGGGCAGGGGTTGATTACGCCGACGACAGCGAAGTGATCCAAATCGATAAGTTGACCAACGCCGGTGAGAAGTATTTCTTCAAAATGCTGATGAAGGCTGATGCCAACATCGTGTTTGGAGAGGACATCGTTCTGTACGACGCCCGCGTAGCCGAAGGTTGAGATGCACAGGAAAACTGATAAGGGAACGGTGGAGGTAGAAATACTGAAGCCGTTCCATATTGGAACCGACCAACGGGTTAACTACAAGCCCGGAGACATCGCAGAGGTAAACGCATTGATGGCCGAACGGTGGATAGGCGGAGGCTATGCGAAGTACAAAGTTTCACGCTTTAACAAAAATCAAGAGCAACATGACACAAAGATTAGCTGACATATTAGTGGTTAAAAAGTTCCGCGACAAATATGACCACGAAACGATTTACAAGCCCGGTTTTCGTTTTAGCGCCGAAAAGGACAGGGCGCGAGATCTGATCTCCAGGGGTCTGGCAGTGCCTGCGACAAGAATCCCTGCAGCTGCGCCTGGCGATTCCATCGACATAGTGCCACAGGGGGTTGCTGGCCCGCTCGAAGCCGATAACGATCAGGATCAGGATCATGACGCAAGCGTTGACTTATCCGAAGATCTTGAGGCCGGAGCCTCCCGGTATACTGCCGGCGATGAAGCTGCCGAGGATGGCAACCTGGAAGCGGCTCCCGATCTATCTGAAGTCAATGATGCCCCAAAAAAGTCGAAAGGGCAAAAGAAGGGCAAGTAGTATAACAGCGCCCGAAAACACACGAAAGAAACAAAACGCATTATCAATCCAAGAATTCATAAACATGAAAAAGTTATTAATGATGATGATTCTCCTGGTCACCGTGCTATTTGCCGGGGCTCAGGAAAAACTGGTTAGTCACAAGGCTCTCGGGGCCAAGGCCGCCTACGAGGTTACCCTTACCGACGATACCGTCCAGTTCATTCCAAAGTATACCGTTACCGGCTATACTCTCGAGGTTGACACTAATATCTGGATCAACCTGAATACGTCAAAAGCAGCTCCCGGAAATACCCTCTGGATAGAGATTGCCGCGGATAGCACAAAGCGCTACATAACCTTCGACTCAAGTTTCGTGGGTGTAGGGACCAAGGACAGTTTGAATATTGGTAAAACCAGACTATGGACCTTCTCCTACGTGGCAGATAAGTTTGTTCAAATCAACAGGTCAGCGGAATATTAAAGGTTGCCCGGCGCTGATGCCCAGGCTAGGCGCCGGGTTTTTTTCAAATCGATCATGAGCGAACAGGACAACATCGATCTTCAGAAGCTCTCGCAACGCGAGCTGCTGATTGTGACCCACCGCAAGGTTGCCGAAATCGCCGAGGCGGTTGACAAACTTGGCGAACGGCAGGCAAGGCAGGAGGTCAGGCTTTCACTGATCGAGCAACGTGTGATGTTGTTTGGCGCCGTGTTCGGATTATTGGGGGCAGCAGCTGTTCAAATTGTAATATCTGTATTCAAATGAAAGCGGTACTGGTGAGAATGCGGCAACTGAGCAACCACCTGCAGACATGTGGCAGGTTCTTGCTTCTTGGTGAAAGCGGAGACGTTATTTTCCAGGCTGCCTCACTTGAGCTACCGTGGAATGGCAACCAGCGTCAGGTGAGCTGCATTCCGACTGGCAGTTACCTGGTAAGCAAAACAAACAGCCCCAAATTCGGGGCGGGCACATTTTCGGTAAACCGGGTGCCCGGAAGGAGCAACATACTGATTCACCCTGGCAACTTTACAAGGGAAATTGAAGGATGTATTCTGCTTGGCGACAGGTTCGCCGATATTGACAACGATAGGATTACCGACGTGACAAACAGCCGCGCCGCGATAAACCTCCTGAAAAAGCTGGCTGATACTTTTGAAATGACAATCATCTGTATATGAAATTCCTGAAAAAAACATGGCAGTGGCTGGAGGGCAAGAAGACCAACATCGGATCGGCAATAATGTTGATTGCACAGGGCATTCAGGTTTTTGCGCCCCACGCTTTACCCCAGGCGCAAATCGAGTATATAGCCACCATTGGGGCGATCATAGCAGGCGTTGGTCTGGCCAACAAGGGGGTAAAATCCGGCACGGCGCAAAAGCTGATCAATTTCTCAACAAAACCGAAAGGGAAATAGCCAGCCTGGTCAGATACCAGGCCGGTCTTAAAATACAATTTCAAAGCATTTTAAAAATCATAAAAAAAGCATTCAAATGGGAAATCTAGGAGCAAAGGAAGGCTTGGCAACCAAAGAGGAAATAAAAGTACTCTACAATGCCGTGTCGGGTGAATTGCCCATACCGACCCTACTGAAGCCTGTAGCCAACCTGGTGATACCGGGATTGATTGACGGGCTAGACAACAAAGTTGGCGACCGTATACCGGAGCCATGGCAAACGCACTGCGAAAACCTGGTAACCATGACCGTGGAGGCGCTGAAGGATAAGGTTATCACCCAGGAGGAGGTAACCCGCGTTTTGGAGTATGCGGCAAAGGTTGCCGATGACAAGATCGATATCCCGCTACTTGCCGATGACACTGAGGCCATCGTGTTCATTGAGCTGCTCAGGCTCACATCCGTGCTGCTTTACAGCGGATTTACGAAAAAGAAAGTTGCTTAATCATTAAAAATTACAATAATGGCAGAAAACATTTTGCTCAAGGCAAGAATCAAGTCGATGGCGATGGCGGACCCCATTACCGAGGCTGCAGGGCTGGCAACGGCCGTTTGGACTGATTTACCCCTCACCCTTCGCGATGACGAGGTGTCGATCATTGACCAGGATCCGGAGGAGAGTGAAGTCTTCTCGCACGAAAATGACGTGGCCGAGGATTATGACATCGTGGGTACCGGAACCACCGTTCAGGGCTCGTTTATAAAAATTGGTTACGATGAACTTGTTACCCTGCTGGGTGGAACCAAGGTTGGCACATCGCCAAACGAGAAGTTTCATCGCTCGGGCATGAGGGCCCTGTTTAACAAGGCGCTGAAATTCACCCTTAAGGATGATTCAACGATTATCCTGGTTAACGTGAAGGGTTTTGTTCAATCGAGCCTCTCGATTGGCTTCGGCGGCGTGCAGAAATTCCCCTTCAGGTTTAAGGTACTTCCGGGAGCATCTGAATGGAACGTAGACATTATTTGGTAATGGATGCGCGCCTTGAGGCGGCGAAAAGGATATTGCACAGGGGCGTGCGGTTTCGGCTGCCCGCCCCTTTTCTCAAGAGACTGTTCCGGAAAAACATTATTGAAGTCCGCCCGCTGTACCCTGGAACAATCCTTGAATTTGCCACAATCGTTCTTGAAAACAATCTGGAGGAGGCCACAACGCTCAGTGATTATGCTGCCCTGACTAAGTCGATCAAGCCGGTTGCCAGGTGCGTGGCGGTATCAATCCTGAATGATGAACGCAAGATAAAAAAGTTCACCGATAAGCTGCAGCGAAAGCTTTTATGGCAAGTGCCCCCGGGTCTGCTAATAAAGATATACGTCACGATAGCCGGGATGAACCGGACGGCGGATTTTATGAATATTACCAGATACTACGTTCTTCAGACATTGATGATGATGAACCCGAATCTGGGTCAGGAAAGCGACGGGAGGTAACAGGCTTTTACACAGGCCTCCATAGCCCGTTTGGATTGTTGGGGAAAATTAAGGACACACGGGGGTATTCCAGGAAGCAGGCACTTTGGGGAGAGAGTTGGATAAACATGTTAATGGAAGCCGCCGATGCACCGCGATATGTGAAGGGTAAAAAGCCGGCGCCGGTCATCGAAACAAAGGAGGATCTTGACCGGGTACTTGGCAGAAGGCAGTCACAGCAAACTGAATAAAAAATGGCAGAAGAACCAGTTGAAATAGAACTAAGGCTCGACCAAAATGTCGTCGATGAAGCTGGAAAGGCTTCTCAGGGCATTAATGATCTTTCCGAGGCTTCGGCAAAAATGCGGCAGGATTTTGAAAAGAATATTGCAGCACAGAAAAAGGAGATTGGCGAGCTGACCGCGGAGGTTGCAAGGCTTAAGGCCCAGCTTGCCGCACCGGTCAACACCGGCGACTCAAAGCTTATTGCCGATAAGGAAAAGTTGACCCAAACGATAGCGGAGCTTGAGAAGAAATTAAAGCAGGCCGAGGTTGCATACAATAGCCTGATTAACAAGAGCCAGAGCACAAATAAGGTGACAGACAAGGCGGTCGGCAGCTTCAATAACCTCAATTTTTCGATACAGCAGGTGGCTCGAGAGCTGCCTGTACTGGCCATGAGCCCGCAAATGTTCATCATGGCCATTTCAAACAACCTTCCCATCCTGCAGGACCAGCTCAAAAAGACTCGCATACAGAACGAGGCACTCAAGGCTAGCGGACAAAGCATAGTTCCGGTATGGCGTCAGGTGCTTTCTTCATTGATAAGCTGGCAAACCGCCCTGGTTGCCGGCATCACTCTTTTGACGGTTTACGGGAAAGACATCGTGGACTGGGTTAAAAGAACCCTTGACCTTGCCGGATCAATAAGGATGACCACAAAGGAGATCAAGGAGATGAAAGAAGAGCTGGCCAAAAACATGGGATTCGAGCTCGGCAAGCTCAACAGCCTCTTTGACCAGCTACGGGACGCCGAAAAAGGCACTTACAACTACTATAAGGCAAAGAAGGACATCATCTCTCAGTTTGGCACCTACCTGCAGGGCCTTGACGACGAAAAGCGGGCCCTCGAGGACGTGGAAGGAGCATACCGTGCGCTCACCGAATCAATTCGTGACCAGGCAAGGCAGAAGGCGCTGAATAGGGTTTATGAGGAGCAGGGTGAGCAGGTCCAAAAAATTGAGGTTGATCAGTTTACCAAAATTCGGGAGCAGTTCATTGGCAAGCTGGGTAAAGACGCCGGGGAAACATTATTTCAGAGCTTGCGGCGAGAGCTCCAGAGTGGGGCGCTTAGCGAAGGCATGAAGCGCTTGGTTGAGGGGTTTACTGTGTCCGGTACTACGGCATTCACGACCAATTCAGGGCAGATAATTGAATCGGCTTATGAATACAACAATGTTGCAGACGCAATCGACAAGGTTGTTCTTGCACATCAGGCATACAATGCAAAAATCAAGGAGGCCGAGTCTATTCTCGGAGCGATATCGGGGGGCAACTCACCAAGGATTAAGTCGCTAATCCAGGAGCAGGAGCTGCTTCTAGCGCAGGCAAAGCTTATGCCTGAGTCTACCGAAGCCGAGATTGATGCAAAAAACAAGAAGATCAAGGACATTGAGGAGGAGATCAAACGACTCAAGACACTCGGGATAGTTAGCGAAAAGGAACTCGACAAACAGGTTCGTGACAAAGAAAAGGCTGCCAATGACTTATTGAAGATACAAACCCGGATGGAGCAGGAAATCGCTGCAGCCTCCATTGCAGCTATGAAGGAGGGGATCAATAAGCAAATAGCGGAGGCCAGGGCCGCGTATGACAAGCGTCGTGATACGATTGCCGAAAAGCTTCGTGAAATTGAAGAGCTTGAAAAGACAACCGGGATGCCGGCCACCGGACAGCGCAACCTGCTTGCCAACCTACTGGAGGCCGAGACGGCCAGGTTTGAGGCCGAAAAGGAGGCCCTTAGGGCAGCGGCACAGCAAGAGGTTGACTCCATTTTTTCGGACGTGAACCAGCGGTTTACATCACAGCTTCAGAACCAGCTAAACGGCATTGACGGTTATTACGAAGGGCAGCTGAAGCTACTGCGCGAGAACGTGACGGACATGAAGGCGCTGCAGAAGATGACCACCGATATGGAAGCCATGCGCGCCAGGGAAATGACCATTGCCCGTCGGGAATTCGCGCTACAGACACTTTCATTTGAGGAGGAGATAGCACTGAAGCGTCAGGAAATAAGCAACCGTGAATTGACCTGGGAAAGTGACAAGCAAAAGAAGCTTCTCGAGATCCAGATTGATTTTGCGCTAAAGAGGCTTATGGCGCTTAACGACATCAAACTCAGCGGTGGCGACGCCGAAGAAGAAATTGCCAGGTTGCGGGCAGAGATTGAAAGGCTGAATAAGCTTCTGAACCAAACAAACGGCAACAAGTTGCGCGAGATTGCGGACGTCATAGCTAAATCTGTTCGCCAGATTGGTTCCGAATTATCAAGCCTTCCCGGTAAGATTGGTGAAATTGGTAAAGCCCTGACCGGTCTTGCCGATAACGCTGATAACATTGTCACAATATTTGACAAGAATACGTCGGACACTGATATCATATCTGCAGGGGTTAACGGCCTTGCAAACCTATTCGGAATGGTTGCAGGCCAGCTGGCCGAAAACAAGGAACTACAGGAGCAGTGGAATGAAAAAATAAGGGAGGCGGCACATCAGGCGGCCCTTGCACGTATAGAGCTACAGGCATATCAGGAGGGTAATATCTTTGGTGTTGAAAACCCATACGCCCGGGCAATAGCTGGAGCCAACGAGTATGCTGAGGCTATTAACGAGCTGAATAAAAGCGCCTCCATTTTAGCCCAGGGGCAGGTACAAGTTGGCACAACCAAAAAAGTAAGCGGAGCCAATGTGGCTAAAGGCGTCGGATCCGGTGCGGCCGTAGGCGCCGCTGTTGGCTCATTTATTCCTGTTGTTGGAACTGCAGTTGGAGCTGTGGTTGGCGGTATATTGGGAGGAATAACAGGGCTATTTGCCAAGAAGTCGGTTCCCGTTTTTGAATCTCTTGCCAAAAAATACGGTAAAATATTTGACTCCGAGACTTATGAGTTAAATCCGCAGATTCTACAGGACTATGCGCTACTGGACGATGCCACCAAAAAGCTCGTTGACAACTGGCAAGAGATGCGGGAAAAGGCTCTTGAGGCCGAAAAGCAAATGCGCGATACGTTCAAGGATCTAGCTGGAGATATCGGCAGCCAACTTTCTGACGCACTGGTATCCGCTTTCCGAAATAATGACCTGACAACCGCGCTGAACCAGTTTGAGGACGGAGTTGCCAAAGTCATTGAAAACATTATTGCCCAGATGGTTTTTGCCGCTTTTTTTCAGGATATGCTGAAAGAGCTGGAGGATGGCATGATGGCTAGCTTCAAGGAAGGTGGAGACGGGAGTATCATTGATGACTTATTGAAATTCACCGAACAATACGCTGCGGCCATACCCGGATTTAATGAGGCATTGCAAGCGTGGAAGGACGATATGGAAAGTAGGGGAATAAATGTTTTTGGCCCCGACAGCGCCC